AATGTGGTTTTAAATCTACTTGAAATAATCCTACAGCAGGGTCATCAGCTTTTTCTTGTAAAGCAGTTGGTTTATTTTTCCCTGCCTTACACTCTAATGCTATAAAATATCCTTCATAACATAATACTATATCTGGAACGCCACTACCTCCGTACCCACCTGTGACGGGATAGAAATAGTATGCACCCATAGTTTTTAGGGCAGTTGTTACAACTTTTTTAACTTTTGCTTCTGGTTTCAAAATGGTATCTCCTCTCCTTCGTGTTTTGGTATCCAAACTTCGTATTTAGGTAGTGTATCATTACCTTGTTTTTCTGGTAAAGTTATTTCTTCAAGTATACCATACTCTCGCATAAACATTACCAAATCAAGAGGTAAATTATTTGTTTTCATATTTTTTAGTCACAATGCTACTGATAATGTTTGACATTCTTACAGACATTTTTGCATCATGCTTGTCAAAATATTCTTGTACTTCTCTCAAAGTCCATAGGAGTACGTCTTCCCTTCTTTTTTCAAAAGCCTCTGCTCTTTCTTTTCTAGCTTTTACTCTTTCTAAATAAGTATTACGTTTAGTTTTTT